TACTGCTACTACTTACGATAAGATGACAGATGTACCTACACTAACAGATGAGGATACGAGTAATTTTGCTACGTTGAATCCATTGGCTAGTAATTCAGTTAGTACTTTAAGTAATGCTAATCTTGATAGTACTTCTTCTACTGTTTATTATAATGAACGAGCAACTATTGAGTTACCATCAAGTGGTAAATGGTACTTTGAATCCTATTTAAATACAATTGACTGTGTTATGGGTGTTATGAAATCAAGTATAGCAAATAATGTGTATATGGGTTTTACCACAGATGCTTGGATATTTGTAGCTGTAAGCGGAAATAAAGCTAATGGTTCACAAGTCTCTTATGATAGTGCTTCTGTTGTTGGGCAAACAATAGGCATAGCTATGAATATGGATAATGGAGAATTAACATTTTATAGAAATGGGGTTTCTCTTGGAGTTGCTTTTACAATAGCTGACACTTCAAATTTAGTATTTGGAATAGGTCAAAGTACCAATGCTTTAAGAACAGTAAATGCTAACTTCGGTCAAAGACCATTTGCCTACACACCACCTACAGGCTATTTAAAACTCAACACATTTAACCTACCTGATAGTAGCATTGTAGATGGTAGTCAGTATATGAATCCTGTGTTGTATACAGGGAATGGAAGCACTAATGCAATTACTGGTGTAGGGTTTAGTCCTGATTTAGTCTGGGGTAAAAATAGAGGTGCAGTAGCAAGTCATAATTTATTAGACACAGTACGAGGTGCAACTAAAAGAATATTTAGTAATTCTACTGAAGCAGAAGTTACAACAGCAACCTCATTAACATCTTTTGATTCAGATGGATTTACATTAGGAAGTGATACTGGATTAAATACCGATACAAATACTTATGTAGCATGGAACTGGAGAGGTTCAGACTCATCTCCTGTATCTAACACAAACGGAACATTAGCATCACAAGTATCTGCTAATCCAACAGCAGGGTTTAGTATTGTAACTTATACAGGTGTTAATACAACATCAACAATTGGTCATGGTCTTGGTGTAGCACCTAAGTTTATTATTACAAAACTTAGAAATGTAGCGGATGGCTGGTATTGCTACCATGAATCTATTGGCAATAATAAGTTTATTCGCTTGGACTCTACAGGTGCTACAACAACATCTACAATCTTTGGCAATACATCACCAACACCAATTGTATTTACAAATGAGCTAGGCAATTACACTTGTGTTGCTTATTGTTTTGCAGAAGTAGAAGGATTCAGCAAGATTGGTTCTTACACAGGTAATGGTTCTACTGATGGTACGTTTGTATACACAGGGTTTAGACCTGCTTTTGTTATAGCAAAAAGGACAGATTCAACAGGAGGTAATTGGTTCATACATGATTCAACAAGAGACCAATACAACTCATCAAATCACCAACTTCAAGCTGATAATAATTTAACTGAATATAATACATCAGCCGTTGCAATAGATTTATTGTCTAATGGTTATAAACTGCGCAATTCATCAGGAATGAATGCTTCAGGTAATACATATATATACATGGCATTTGCCGAAAACCCTTTTAAAAATTCTTTAGCGAGGTAAATAATGTTATCAATATTATCAGCAATTTTAGGGTTTGCTACATCGGGATTACCTAGTGTATTAGATTTTTTTAAGCAAAAGGGTGACCAAAAACATGAACGTGAGATGGCAGAAATTGAAATGCGGAGGGCTATGGAATTGGCTAAAGCAGGTTATGCCTCACAAGAAAAAATTGAAGAACTTAAAACTGACCAAGTCGAGATGGACACGTACGCTCAAGAGCGACTCGCGCTTTACAAGCATGATGAAAAACTCTCGAACGGCGCGTCTCCTTGGGTTATTAATCTCCGTGCTAGTGTTCGCCCCATTATCACCTATATTTTTATTGCTCTTCTCTTATTTGTTGATATTACCGGAATGATTTGGGCGATAAAAAGTGGAACAGATTTTGTAACTGCAATGAACATTGTATTCAGTGAAGAAGAAATGGCTATCGTAGCTTCTATCATAGGCTTCTGGTTTGGAAGCAGAACGTGGGAAAAGAAATAAGGATGATTGATGAAAACATCGGAGGAAGGAATTGCGCTTATCAAAGCCTTTGAAGGCGTTGTTAAAAAACCTTACAGGTGCCCTGCAGGGTATTGGACTGTCGGTGTTGGTCATCTTATCACTCGTGATTCTGAGCTCCCTGATAGTTGGAATCGCTCAATGGGAGACGATGAAATCAATGATTTACTACGAAAAGACTTATTAAAATTTGAAAATGGAGTACTTCGTTTGTTACATCCTGTGCAACCAAGTCAATCTGAGTTTGATGCTCTTGTCAGCTTTAGCTTTAATCTTGGTTTGGGAACATTTCAGCGAAGCACGGTGCGGTCAGCTTTTAAGCGGGGTGATAAAAAGAGGGCTGGAGAAGTTCTTTTAAAATACCGACGAGCTGGTGGTCGTATACTCAAAGGATTAGTTAGACGAAGATTTGCAGAACATGCACTATTAATGCGGAATAATAAAAATGCCTCTATCTAAATTAAAATTTATGCCCGGTATTAACCGTGATATTAGTAACCTATCTAATATGGGAAGCTGGTACGACGGGGATAAAATTCGTTTTAGAGGTGGCTACCCTGAAAAAATTGGTGGTTGGAAAGTTGCAACCTTTGACCAATATGTAGGTGATGCAACAGCCATGCATGTATATAGTACGGACGATGGCTCAGAGATTGCAGGGTTAGGTACAACTAAAAAAGTTTATATCCGCTCTAGCACTTCACTTTATGACATCACACCTATCAGAGCTACTTTTACATCACCTGCTACAGATAACTGCGTATCTACGGTTGATACTTCAACTACAGTGACCATTACGATTGTAGGACATGATGCAACAATCGGTGACTATGTTACTTTCTCAGGTGCAACGACTGTAGGCGGTATTGATGTTGACGGCGAATACGAAATTGTTACTGTTCCTTCAGTAAATACATTTACGATTACTCACAGCACAGCGGCGACAGCGACAGCGTCAGGTGGTGGCACTTCTATTACTGCGGCTTTTCAAATTAATATCGGTGCGGGCACATCAACCTATGGTTATGGTTTTGGTGCAGGTGTTTGGTCTCGAGGTACTTGGGGTTCAGGTGCTACAGTACCTATCTATAACCCATCTCGACAAATCTTTATGGATGACTTTAATAACGACCTTATCTTTAATGTAGGTAACGGTAATATTTACTATTGGATATATAGTGCTGGGTTTGGCAACCGTGCGGTACTTATGAGTTCTTTAAGTGGTTCTATTGCTGTCCCCGAACAAGTCGGTAAACTTTTATTTGCACCAAGTGGTCATTTATTAGCACTAGATTGCACAGCTTATGATGATACAACAACTGCGGGACAGACTATATCAAGTATTACAAGAGTAGGTACCACAGCAACTGTAACTACTGCGACTAATCATGGGCTAGCTACACGCGACTGGGTAACAATGTCTAATCAACAACCTAAAGCTTATGTGGGTAATTATCAAATAACAGTCACAAGTGATACAACGTTTACTTATACAATGGCTTATGACCCAGGCTCTAGTGCAACAACGGTAGGCACTTATGTTTATAATGATTACAGTGGCGGTGCTAGAGATAAACTTCTTATTCGTTGGGCTGATGTTAATGCAGATATAGGCCCTAAACCAGAATACTGGAAACCCGAAGTAGCTAATACGGCAGGCTTCTTACGAGTCAAAGAAGGTAACGAAATTATTGCAGCTATCAATGCTAGACAAGAAACCCTTGTTTGGACAAACACCGCGATAAGTACGTTACAGTTCTTAGGCACAGCTGAAGTTTTTGGTCTACAACTTTTGTCTAACTCAGTAGGTATTGCAGGACCTAATGCTGTAACCACCGTTAATAACGTGGTCTATTGGATGGGAACAGATAACTTCTATATCTATGATGGTCGTGTTAACGTGCTGCGTTGTAACTTACGCCGCTATGTGTTTGATGATATTAATAAAGACCAATTATCCATTGTTTATGCGGGTGTTAATAAAGAGTTCAGTGAGATTATTTGGTTCTATACATCGGAAGCATCAACAACCGGTATTAACCGTTATGTTATCTATAACTACCAAGATGATATTTGGTACTATGGTCAGTTGACTCGCAATACTTGGATTGATGCTGGTATTAATGAATACCCACTAGCCACTTCCAACGGTTACATTTATGAGCATGAGAACGGACACGACGACGGACAACCGGGTACGACTCCATCTAACCCCATTACTGCATACATACAGTCATCATTCATGGATATTAACGAGGGTGAAAACTTTATGCTAACACGTAGAGTTATTCCTGATGTAGACTTTACAGAGTCAGACACAGCTACTGCAACAGGCGCTGCACTTATACCCGAGGTTACTATGACGGTTGGAGTAAGCAAGTTTCCAGGTGCGGCTACAGCGTTTACCGCGGTCAATGGTACATCATTAGCTAAAGATGTGGTAACTGTATCAGGCAATATTAACCAATACACTAATCAAGTTTATGTAAGGGCTCGAGGTAGACAGATGAACTTTAAGATTGAATCAGATACACTAGGTACTCAGTGGCAGTATGGCACAACGCGTGTTGATGCAAGACCTAATGGAAGGAGAGGATAGTATGAAAAAGAAAATTAAAAAATTTGCTGAAGGCGGATACCAAGGTCGCGAAGGACAAAAAGCATTAAATTTAGATAAGTTACCAAGTTTAAATGTTAATACAGGTACTCAGATGTCCGCTGCTGACCAAAAGTTTTTTAAAGACAGTCCTGGACTATATGATTTAGCTTCAAAAGCTTCACAGATAAAAGCAACTCCTGGTGATCCAGGTTCTTATATAGCTAAATTATTTGGTTACGGAATAATGAAAAATCCGGGTTCATTTAGAGGTACTCTTACAGATAATGCTACTGGAAAAGTTATACGCCAATATAAAAAAGGTGGTAAGGTTAAAGCTAAAAGAAAACCCATAGATGGTATAGCTAAAAGCGGTAAAACCAGAGCAAAACATAGGAAAGATAGATAATGGCTCATGTAAAACAACCTGTAGCACCTAACTTAGTTGTGCCCACACGCGAATATAGTGAAGTCACAGCTAATCAGTTACATAATCAGCTACGTCTGTATTTTAACCGG